AATCAGAAGCATCTTTAGTTTTTTCAGAAGTTTGATTGGCGCCTATATCGATACCGTCAATTCCAGCAACATATAAATCTCTCATTTCTGAATAATTTGTAGCTTCAAATTCTTCCCCTCGTTCTTCTGCTTTTATTTTTTCTATTGCTATTTTTTCAGCATATAATTCAGACCATACAGGATGTTCTAATATTTTAACTTTACCATTATGATCAGGAATCCATTTAAATCCATTAATATTTTCGACAGTATGTTTATTATTTTTATAAAGATAATCAATATAACCAGCTTCTGGACGAGGTCCTCTTTTATGTAATCTTATTTCTGCTAATTGTTCAGATATTAATATTTTATTAAATTTATTAACACCTTCAAGATTAAATGCTTCTTCTGCAAACCAGCATCGCTCTGCACACTTTTTATAATATTCTTCAGGTACAGCTAATAAGTTATCGCGTTCATCTTGTAAGAATTTTTTATATTCTTCTACATTACATACTCCACGATTATCCATAAAATCTGGATTCAACGCTTGTACAAAATAAGGAATAAAAAATCCAGTTAACTCATATTCTCCTGTCTATGTATAATTATGTCTATAAGGTAATACTTTAAATGCTTTAGGATTATAATATATTTTTTTAAGACCTTCAAGAGGAGCACCCATATCTCCACCAGTACCTCCATACAACATAATACCACGAGGAACACCTTGTACTTCACACAATTCTTGTCCTTGAATAATTGCCGTTGTTAAACCTGGCCACGAACCAGCCTCATCAAATATTAATAAATCAACACGATCACCACGAATATTACCTGGTTTAGATCCATTAATTGCAATTACTTCTGATAAAAAACCCTAGTCTTCATACTATCCGTTTACCTTTCTTTGGAATCCAGATTTTTTATGAAGTTCTTTATCAATAAGACGTGGTTTGAACATTCCACCTTGTGTATTATTATTTAAAAATGTAATAGCTGTATCAAATTTACTAAATGTAGTTTTGATATAATCATCTTTATAACAAGTAATCATTACTCTACTCTATCTATTAATAGTGTATAAACGTGCTGCTAAAGAAGCGTTGATTTCACTAAATCCAATAGAACGTGCTTTCATTAAAGCAGCATGTCTATGTAAAATTCTAGTCATTTGTAAATAATGAAAAAATCTATAATGTGATTCAAAAAATACAGGGAAACCTCTATTTAATCCTTCACCAGCTGTTCCATCTATATCTACAATAGGTAACTAATAAAAGTTTAAAAAGAAATAATTATCTCCTGTAATTGTATATCCATTTACAGTCATTCCATATTTACATCTTCTGTATTCTTCTTTCCAGAATTCATCATATCGTTTACTCTTTGGTAAATGTGGACAGTATCGTCCATGTTTTTCATAATATTTTCTAGTTTCTATAAACCATTCAGGATTAAAATCTAATCCTTTAGTTTTAGTTATTGGTCTATAACCAGTTAATTCATAAGATAACTCTGGATCAAAATACTCTATTTTATCTTCTTTTCTAACATCCCAATAATCTAAAGAGTTAGTTCGCTCAGTTCTTATCTGCTCGACTAACTCTCTAGCTTCTTTAATGTCTTTTTGTCTTTCTTTTTCTTTTACTTCTTCAATAATTACTTTGATTTCTTGAGGTAATAAATTTTTCTTAGCCATAAATTAAATGTCTCCTGGGTCAAATCCTTCACTAACACCTGCTCTAGTACTTGTTTGTACTTCCATTTCTTGCTTAACTTGAGATTCTAAAGCAATCAATTGTTCATGTACTTTACTAAGTTGTGCCATTTCTTTCATAACTTTTTCAGCACTAAATATAGGTTTTCCATTCTAATCTCTTTCATTTAAATCGATAATTGTTTCAAAATATTCTGCGAACTAATCTGCAGCCATTCTTGCTGCATTAAGTAATTTAATAGATTTATTAGAATCTTGTAAATTTCTATATTTTCTACAAGCTTCTCTAAATACAGGATTGTTAAATTCTTCTTCTGTTAATCCTGCATCACTTAAGGCTTCTTCGTGACGTTCATATTCAGAATATTGAGAATAAGGACTTTTCCAATCTATAGCTAAATATATATAAGTTAGTTCTTTCGTAGCCTATTCTTTATTTTTAGTTTTGTCTCTATCTAATAGTGCTTTAAATTCTTTAACTAATAATAATTCAGGTTCATTTAAGTCTAACTATTTATTTAAATTATCATATATAAACACATTCATAAATCATATTCATATTTTAAAAAATGACAATCAGCATTTCTTTGTTTTTCTTCCTTTTTTAAATTCTTCAATAGGATTAACTTTCTTTTTAGATTGTCCAACTTCACCACCTTTCTCTTTCTTTTGACATCTACAATCAATTAATCCACCTTTCTTAAAATATACTAATTCTTCACCATCAGGACATTTGCCTTTTAAAGATTTAATATAATTTAATTTAGCACCTTTTTCTGCTTTTGTTGCTTGTTGCTGTTGCTATGTTTGTTGTCCTAATTGTACTAACTAATTGAATTTTTCAGGATCTTGTTGTTTTAATTGAATTAATGCTTGAGCTAATTGATTAATTTCATTTTGATCTTTAGGCTATTTTTTAGTTGCCATTATATATCCAATTAATGCATATTGTAATTCCTATTGTTCTGCATCCATAGTACCTCCTTGTTGTTTAAATCCAATTTTTTGTATTGTTTCGTTAATATAACTTGTTTTATAATCACTATTATTGTAAATCATAATTATAATTTAATTAAATCCTTTGTACAAAATACCGCTTCTTGTAATAATCCTGAAGTAGTAAACCATCTACATCTTATACCTTTTAGGTTCTAACTATCTTTAAATAATGCTGTTTCTTTTCTTAAAACAAGCATTACTGGAGAATACATGTGTTCATGCTATCTCAAACGAACACAATCCCCCGGTTTAAAATACATTTTATCCTCTTCCATTTTTAATATCGTCTCTTCTTTTTGTTAAACCTTCATTTACTACAGCCATGATTCTATTTTCGTTAACTACTACGAAACCTTGTTTAAAGAAAGGTACCATTGTTTCACTTGCTATAGTATAAAATACTACATCACCAGGTTTTAAGAATTCACATTTATGTCCTACTTCTACTACAGAACCAACTTTAATAAATTGTTGTTCTTCTTCAATTTCACCAGTTTCGTTAGATTTATACTGAGGAGTCATTCCACCTAAATCAGTAATAATACCACTTTCCGTAATTTTAATTTGTTGAAAAGGGTTCTTTTCGAAAGGTTGAATCAATACATATCCAAACATAGGCATAATTTCTAATCCATTAATAGTTTCAGCTACTTTCTTAGAATATTCTTCTAATGCTTTAGCATGATTATCAAATTTTTCTACATATTCATCAACTCTATTATTAAATTTAGCTTGCTTTTCTCTTGCTAAAGTTATATCTGCAGTTTCTCCATTTACTACAAAATGTTTACCTGTTCCTTCCATTCCGTTTACATTTAACGCCAATTTTTCATTACTGTTTAATTCCATTCTTTCCATAATTCATTTACCATTTATTCATTTCACATTTTTCATCTTCTACTCTTGTTTTACTTTCTAATATACATCCACATATATTACATATATTACCTAAACCTTTTATATTTTCTACATGTGAACATTTATTACAAATATTTAATCTAATATCTGCCTTATCTTGATGTTTTTTAGTAATATTAAAATAAGTACCTTTAATTATATTCCAAAGTTTCTTTACCATTTTCCAACAGGGCAGTGTTTATTTATATTTTCAATCTTATATTTTAAATAACAACCACATCCTTTAATATAACCTTTTTTTGGAGTAGTGCTTACATCATTTGTATCTGGATTTAAATAAAGTTTTGCATTACATATTTCTTGTTCTGTATTACAAATAGGACATGTTCTACAAATCTTAGTTCTTTCGGTAATATATTCAGGTATCATAATTAATATTCTATTTTTTGTCTTTTACGTTTATTTTCTTCTAATTGATGCTCTTTTTTATAAAAAGCTAACATCTTAATTACTTCATCTTTTAAATAAGGAAGATGATATACCGTCATATTATCATCATGATCAAAATGAATCATAACTAAATCTTCAATTTCAAAATCAGGATTTAGTTTTTGAATCATCCATGCATAAGTACTTAATT